GATAGCTTGAATGAGCAGTTCTTTTCTACGAATCTGTTCTTTGAGATTATCTACTTCTTTGCTGTTCATGCTGCCTCCCTGTGTACGGTGTAATAGTTATACTTGTTACTGGGATAGTGTTCTTTGAGATCCTGCACTCCACGTGGAAGATCATCGAATACTATAAAGATAGCGTCAGGATAAAGCCTCTGCAACATAGCATAGATACTATTCTGATGAATCGTAGTAGTAGTGGAATACTTCGTCATGTTAATAAAAAACAACCACTTTCCTACGATGGAATCGTATCGGCGCTGTGCGATTGCTGTACGATATGAATAGACTGTACCGTTTTCTGTCCAGATTGAATCACATGCGCGCTTACGCTTTGAAACACTCCACGCATGCATAACTTCTCTACAGTTTTTACGCATCGTTGTTCTCCTTATTTGATGTAGATGTTTTTCTTATCGTGCGCGATAATCTTACCTTCTTCATCGTAAACAGTCCAATATTCTACTGGATTGTTTGGAAGGTCTAAAAAGTCCATAGAACTAAATAACGTCTGCATACTGTCAGTTTCGACAGATATAACGTCTTTTATGCGAACTAGTTCTAGTTTGTATTTCATGCGTCGTTGTTCTCCTTGAGAAACTTGTTAACTTTGGAACGTGCGGAAGATGAAACGTGAATCTCCTCGTGATACTTTTCCTGTAAAAACTTAGCAGTATGCCATGCACTCCATACATCATCGTAGTGGTGTGAAATGTGACCTTGCGGATCTATTACTTGAAAATCTTGCCAGTCGCGGTTGTATCGTATGGTTATCATAGTTTTGTGAGGGGTTAGATGTCAAGGGGTAGAAGGTTTGCTAAAAGGAGAAAAGCTTCGGGATATACAGATGAATCTGGTGAATCTGGTGGATTCTCTGATAGGGGAGGTGAATCCTACCTAAAGGGAAGTGAATCCTTAGGTTTACGGTAGGGTTCAAACCTGAAAGGGAGTCGAACTAGGTGAATCTAAGGTTGATGATCCTAAGAGGAGAAGAAGAGGGGGGTAGTTTCCAGACTTTTTTAGTATCAATGAAACTCGCTACCCCTTGACATCCTAGCTCTTAAAAAATAAAAAATCTATTCGTCGTTGTATTACAACTTTTATTCGTCGTTGTATTACAACATATAACAAAATCCATGTTATCCATTGCAGGATAAAAAATGCTTTAACATTCATGGAATGCAAAAAACATGCATATTTCTATGCATGCTTTCTGCTAACGTATCGGGTAGGGTATGGTTGTTACATATTGGAAAGTGTGACTTTCGTTTTATCTGCTACGGTTGGAATGAAATCTAGATTGTTCTCCACAATGTTGCACCAGTGGTTGTAACCTTGCGAACGTGTGAGTGCGATTGCGACACGACGCACCTTATATTCAAGATATGCAATGCGCTTCATGGTTCCTTCTGCAACCTGCTCGCGCACCACTTGAATGGCATCGTCAGACATTCCGGCAGCTTTCATTGCTTCGATAACTTGCGTTATCTTAAGAACGTGCGCGGAAATCTGGTTCCGTTCCGCAATGGTTGCGACGATATCTTCGCGCGTGAACGATTCGACAATCTGTTGCGCGCTCTTGCGATTGTTCCGATTCTTCCGGCTCATGTTGTGCTCCTGTCAGAGTGTATAGGTGTACAAGTGGACAGCAAAAGGCTCCCCTACCCGTACCCTACCCGATATGTCAAACAGCACCCTACGGCCCTACGGCCCTACCTAATGCAGTAACTATGCCACAATATTTTCCATATTCTGCAATAGTGTAACTCATTGCAGCGCAATAACTTACGCAACCTACCTTATGGTATGAAACTTGCGTGCACGACAATGTGACACTGGCATTCTGCAAAAAAGTTTGACCATCTGCAAAAACCAAACATAAATGGTAATGATAATACATTATCACCCCCATCCACCTAAACATAATATTGATAACTCATTATCAATAAGTTATACCTTAGTACTAAGCTAGTGGCATCACACTATCTTAGCACTAAGGTATCTATCTTTTCCTTGTTCCAGAATGCGCGCATGCTTTCATGCATGTATGCGCATATGCGTATATGTTTGTATGCGTATATCCACATTCGCAGAAACGAACAGATGTGCAAGCATAGGGGGAGGGGAGGGGGCAAAACAGCATGTGCTATGATAAGTTTAGTAACCCAAAAAATTTCTGCACCATTTTTTAAAAGTCCTCTTCAAACATTCTAAAAGCACACACACCTTGACAAATACTTGCATTTGTTGTATGCTCCCTAGAACATCCCCCATTCCATTTCTTCGAGGATCTCTCCATGTCCCAATCCTTCGACGCCCCTATCCACGATGTGTCCATCGCGTCTGGACAATCTGCAACGCGGGCTATCTTTGGGCCTTACGAATACTCCGATGCGACGGCTATCATCATTCAAAGTCCTGCGACGCTCGATGCCATTGTATTTACCATCGAGGTATCCCAGGACGGATCAACATGGGCAACGCTTGTTGAACCCATCACTTCTACTAATGTAGTTGCTCCAGCAGCAGGAAGTGCAATCCAATACACGAACATCCTTGGCTCTAAGTATTTCCGTATCAAGGCCGCAAGCAACGTAGCAGCGACTCGCACATTCCGCGTTTCGAAGCAGTGGGTTGCGTAGTATGGCTCTTATACTAGGAGCAGAAAGGCGAAGAATGAAAAGCTCCAGTAGTTTCAATATTACTGGAGAAATTCTTTTAGTACAAGAAGATGGGGCGGAGCTTCTTCTTGAGGATGGCACTGGATCATTTCTTGCGGAAATCTCTCAGTAGCTTCTATTAGTGCATACTTCTTTTAAAGGAGCATAGGGTGCCAAATCTTAAGATCTCCCAACTTTCCAATGGGAGCTTGGGACAAGCAGCAGATGAGTTTGTTGTTGCAAGGGCAGGTGCGAACTATAAGATTACAGGCGCAAATGTTGCTGCATCTGCAACCAGCGTCGGCACGCTGACCAGTCTGACGGTGAGTGGGAACGTCGCGGTCAATACCAACACGTTCTTTGTCGATACAGTGAACAATCGGGTCGGCATCGGGATTGCCAGTCCAACGATTTCGCCGCTCCAAGCGGAAGCGGACGCGGATGCCAATCGCGGCTTGTACGTCCGCAACATCAACACGGGCACCGCCGCGTATGGGTTTGTCGCGGCGGCCAGTCTGGTGGGGGCACTAGAGCTGCGGGCCTATTCGGCGGCGAATAGTGTTTGGCCCAATCGCGCCGTGCTGAACAGCGGCTCGGGCTTCACGAACGGACTGGCAATCGTTGCCAATGGCGCCACGCCGATTGAGATGTGGACCAACGGGAATCGGCGGCTGACGGTTGATAGCGCCGGCAATCTCGGGCTTGGCGTCACGCCGAGCGCGTGGGGTGCGGGGTTCACGGCAATGCAGTATGCGGGCGGTGCTGTTTGGTCCGGCAGCATCTTTCAAGGGATGAACCAAAACGCCTTTTATACTGGAACGAACTGGATTTACCGCACAACAGCCGCTGCGACAAACTACGAACAGACCGCCGGTATTCACCGCTGGTATAACGCTGCCAGCGGCACGGCGGGGAACACGATCTCGTTCACGCAAGCGATGACGCTGGATGCCAGCTCCAACCTCACGGTTGGTGGTTGGGTGCGTGCTAGTGCGGCTTCGGCTGGCGCTGCCTCGACCACGACGATTGGCAGCACGACCGCTACGACGGTGGGCGCGGCGGGTGGGGCATCGGCGCTGCCCGCGACGCCGCTGGGCTACATCATCGCGCACGTCGGGACCACGCAAGTAAAGATTCCGTACTACAACGCCTAACTTTGTTTCGTGGAGCCAGTGGCCGATGACGGACTTTCAAGACATCAACAATCTGAACCCGACCCCTTAACCAACTGAGGCATTCCGTATGGCAACCCCTGTGACCATTAGCAGCGCCGTGATCAACTACACGTCGGGCACGACCGACTGTCAGTGCAGCATTGAGACGACCGTGCTGTCCATCGGCACAACCTATGTCGGCACGTCCGTCTCCCTCCTCTCCGCCGATCTGGCTCCAGATTGGACAGACGATCAACTCTGTGCTGCCGTTGCTGCAAAGCTCGGAGTTCCTGCAACGGATGTCTCTGTTGCAACTGCTCCAACTCCAGTAGTAGATGACACTCCTGCTCCAGATGCTCCGGACACACCGGACATTCCATAACCCCAACACAAGGTACTATCTAAATGCAGACGATCACTCTCTCTAAGTCGCAGCAGGCTCTTGTTTCCCTCGTTGTTGCCTGGGTTGAAGAGCAGCAAATCATCCTCAATCGCGCTGCGAATGAGCGTCTATCTCCTATTCTTGAGGAGCTTGATGTACTCAAGAAGCAGTGCAAGTTCCAGCGCACAGAGGATGGCTGGGTTCTCGAAGTTCAGGAAGAAACTGCATCGGAGTAACTCATGCCTCTCAAGAAAGGCAAGTCCCAGAAGACTATCTCTGCAAACATCCGAAAAGAGATGAAGGCTGGGAAGCCACAGAAGCAAGCCATCGCCATCGCGCTCTCCGTCGCTGGTAAATCCAAAAAGAAAAAGGGGAAGAAGAAATGAGTCCAGCTATGAAGAAGTGCCCGAAGTGTGGCAAGACTCCTGCCGAAGCGAAGAACTGCAAGGCGAAGGATTGCCCCATGTACAAGATGATGACGAAGAAGCCCGCTAAGAGTTCTTCGAAGAAGTACTAATGGCTGGCAAATCCAAGAAACCTGGCAACGCTTACGCTTTGCCTAAACCCAAGAAGCGTGTACCAAAAGCGAAGATGACCTATAACAAGCGTCTTCTTTCCAAGATGCGTACACGATTGAAGAAACCACAGTAGAGGAATCTATGGCTGGAGCAGCGGGAAGAGTAATTAATCGCAGTGGATTTGCCTCCTTCATCGTAAAGGAATGGACTCCTTGGATGACGGAGGCAGTTATCCTCCACGCTTCTGGTATGTCTGTCCCTGAACTTCGTGTTCGCTTTCAGAAGACAGACTCACATATCAGAAACATTCTGAACACAGAACAAGCTGCGGAGATTATCCGTAAGGTGCAATCTCAAGCCCTTAAGGATATCGTAGCGAGTTCTTCTCAGAAGGTATCTGCGATCCGAGAAGCTGCTCTCACACAGATGCAGGAGCTTGTAACAAACCAAGAACTCAAGGCCTCGTCTCCCTTTGCGTTCTGGGATGCTACACGAAAGACTCTTGAAACAGTCAATCGTCTTGAAGCTCCTGCACCTGTGCAGTCCTCACAGAACATCTCCATTCAGCAGAACGTACAGAATATCGTCAATGCCTCCCCAGATATTCTGAGTAGGCTTCGTTCTGCTCCATCCTTGAATAACCTCGAAGTTCCAGAAAATGTCGAATATCTCGGATCTCCACCTCCCGCCGGACAAAGCACGGGAGCAGTTCTCGGATCAGGAGTTTCTGGAACTGAGAGTCAAGGCAAAAACCGATTTACTATTCTTAGCTCAGGGAGTTCTTCTTCCTCCAAATGATGAAGACGGATCTCGTTCAGACTATCCGCTCTTCGCACATCTCTTTGCTTGGCTGAAGAAACACGAGAAGTCGAAGAACAGACTCATCCTTCTTCCTCGCTCTCATCGCAAAACTACATACGCAACAGCTATGGATGGACTTCAGATCGCTCTACCAGATGATCTGAATCTCTGTCCATATCCCAGAAATCTTGGACCCAATGTTCGCATTGCTATCATCCACGAAACGGATACGATGGCATCCAACATCCTCCGAGAAATCCAGAACTGGGTTCTTTCCAGTGATACGCTACGATTCCTCTTTCCGGATATCATTCCAGAAGCAAGAACTCGTCGAGTCAATACATCTCAGCTAGAGTTCAACAGAACAGCGACATGGAAGGAACCAACATTCGAAACGATGGGTGTCGGCACGAAAGCACAAGGACGACACTATAATCGTCTTAAGCTCGACGACATCTATGGACCTGAAGCACGAGACTCACAAACGGCTCGGTCCAAGACGCTGCAATGGTTCGATGAACTTCAGCCATTCCTCGTCACTCCGAAGACGGATGGCTTTGATCTCGTAGGAACTCGCTACGATCACGAAGATGTCTATGCTCATGCAATGGACAAGTTCGGAGAGAAGCTTCCTCGATACATTCGTTCAGTCATTGAGTTCAATCCGAAGACACAACAGTACGAACCTATCTTTCCAGAGATGTTCACTCTTGAGTCTCTCGAAGAACTCAAGAAGAACCAGAAGATCTGGACTTCCAACTATCTCAATGCGCCAGACTTTCGAGAAGTTCGTGATCTTGATCCTTCGTGGATTCGTCACTTTGAGTGGTTGGATGATCGGAAGAAAACTCTTGTTGGTTTCACCGGCACGGAGCGCGTCAAGCGTCACGTTGATGAACTCGACAAGCTCCTCTTCATCGACCCTGCGGTGGAAGGAGATGCAGGCTGGATCATCACGGGATCAGACTACGTTTCACACAAGCCGAACATCTTCACATTGGATGCTTTCCGAGGTCCAATCCCGCCAGACAAGATGATTCCTCGCATCTTCAACGCCGTGGAGCGTTGGGGACTTCGCGCAGTAGTCATCGAAGAAGTACTCTTCTCTCGTCTCTACAGACACTGGCTTCAGTCAGAGATGAGACATAGGAACTTCTACTTCAACATTATCCCTGCGAAAACAGGGCAGAAGCAGAAGGATGCTCGTGTACTAGGCTTGGTTCCATACTTCAATGCTTCTCAGATCTACTTTCATAAGGATCAGAAAGCCTTGCATGAAGAATACAATCAGTTTGGTTTGGGAAGTTCATACCACATCCTCGATGCTCTTGCTTATGGTCCTGAGTTCTGGAGAGCAGCCGTAGATAGAGGTACGATTCATCGAAGGAAGCAAGCACAGGATAAATTCTTAGCGATGCGGAATCCCATCACTGGATACACGAGGGTCGGATGAATCCTTTCGAAGAGTTTTTGCGCGTATTATTTAATAGAAAAACTCCTGAGTCTGAGCTTCCTGCTCCCAACGCTTATCCTCGTTATAAAAGGGGACCAGTAACTTCTGTCGAATCTTCTCCAGAAGCTTGGGATAGGAGACTAGCATCTCCGCTTGCAGATTCTCTAAAAGCATTAGGCCCAATGTTTCAACCTAATCCTTCAGTTAGAGACAGAGGCCCCCAAGCTGCAATGGGATACGTTGATTATGCTCCCGGAAGAGAAGCTAGATTTCCAATAGGAATGGGATTCAATACAGATTCAGCAGCTTATGGTCCTTTTATGGGCTACGATCAACAGGAAGAAGAGTCTCTAGCTAGATATAGGCAATCTCCTGCTGGTTTTGTATTTGATCCTCGTAGAGTGATGATTCACGAATATGGGCATCTTGCAAATTCACATGGAGGAGCTTTTCCCGGATATTCAGAAGTATCGAAGATGTTTTCTGAAGTACGCCCCAGAGATTTTAAAAGGGAGCAGAATCTCTTTTATAAAAAGATATCTGCTAACACTCCATCTGATTATAAAGCCTTCGCAACAGTAGATCCTTATTATCGTATTAATCCTCAAGAAGCCTTTGCGCAAGCTTTTGTTAATGCTTGGGAGTTCTTGCAGGAAACAAAAGCCGATCCTAAAATGGACTATCGTAAGTTTGCAGGAGACCTAGAAGCAAATACTCCTGGGATGGGCATGATTGTAAGAGATCTTCTAAAAGATCCTCAGTTCAAGAATCATCCACTTCGCGGAAAGATCTTCAACGAGGAGAAGAAGAAATGAATCCTTTCGAAGAATGGTTACAGAAACTTTTCGCAAAGCCTCCAGAGAAACCAACTAAGAAGCAAGAAGAAAACATCTATGCTCAGGGAATTCGCAATGCGATAGCTACTATTGCAACTCTAGGAGTTGCGAATCCTCTTGCAAATGGTGCAATAGACTTCTTGCGTCAGGCTGGAACGGAGCAAAGAAAGGGATTGGATAAGGCTATTAACAAAGGAATTTCTTCTCTTTCTGACGATGAATTTACCAATCTTGCACTAGATTTTGGTGGAATGGTTGGAAGCATAGAGTCACAAGGCTTTAAGATTCCATCATGGCTAGAATCTTCTGCTGGATATGCAGGCAGAAAAGCAGAGCTCAAAGAAAAACTCATAAACGCTTTTCGTAATCTCAGACATCCCCTTGAAGGGGAGATCACTCCTAAGAGAATCTATCACTCTTCTCGTGGAATTTTCGAAGCTCCAACTCTTGATCCTTCAAGACAAGGGGCTGGGGTAGGAGATTACTGGCAGGGAACTGGCGCAGCATACGTTACTGAGCTTCCTGCTGTTCGAGATTATTATAGGAATGTTTTAGCGAAGTCATCAAGAGGCGATGATATAAAACTTTCAAGTGGAAAGGTTATTGGAAATCCTATTTCAAGAATAGAAGAACTTGTAAATGATTTAAGAAGAGAAGCTTTAGATTTACATAGAGATTATAGTGCAAATAATAATCTTGAAAGTCTTGGAAAGTATCGAAAGCTTAGATCTAGAATTACTGATCTTGAACGTAGATATGATGCTTGGCTTGGAGCAAGAACAGACGAAGATGAGGCAAGCTTATCAGAGCTTATAACTCGATTAAAAGAAGAGTATCTAGATACTTACAGAAAACTCCAAAATCCAAATCTTGATAAGTCTGATCGGCGAGATCTTACTGTTTATCTTAGAGCAACAAATGATGAAATTAATAAATATCAAAAGAGGCTTGCGCGTCCAAGTTCTGTTAAACCAGACGAACCTCGCGTCACGTCGTATTCTGGATTCTTCTACGCAAATCCAGAGGAGCTTTTTAATCTAAATATTCCCGTTGCTCAACAACCAGCCGCAGCGCGTGTCACGGCTGCACTGAACGAGCTTCCGGTAGGAAGTAACGAAAGCGGAGTGCTTTTGCCAGGTGAAAGAGTTGGCGATGCATTAATTCGGCAGCAAGAAACTTTTTTGCCAACGCCAAATATAACTGCTACTAACGCCAATGAAATGATTGTTTCTGGGCAGCGTGGCACTGGATGGTCAGGAGCTAGGCCGAGTTTTACTTCTGCAACGCCTTGGCAAGTCATGGAAGCATTGAAGGACAAGGGAATTGTAGGAAATCAGTACCTTACCAGAAATGATTTTGAATCAATTCTTTCAGGTAATCCTCTTACAAATCCCAGCTATAACTATGTAGTAACAGATCCAAACAGACTTCGCTTCACAGATCTCTTCGCTGCTGCTCCCTTTGGTATGGCGATGCAATCACTTCGAGAGGAACAGGAGAAAAAGAAGAATGCAAAAAATTCAGGAAGCCGCACAAAGCCGTAAGACTACACTCGCAGGAATTCTCTCCACAGCTTCAGGCTTAATCATTGCATTCATTCCTCACGAAGTCTGGTCTGCTTGCAGTGCTTCCATCGCAGAGTCAAATAGCCCTGCACTCATCGGAGGACTCGTCGTTGCTGGACTAGTTCTGACTACAGTCGGGCCTTCTCTTGCCAAGCCTCGATCCTAAGTCAGACGTAGCAAAGCTCATCAAGAGAATGAAGAGACTGAAGACTTGCTTCGCTCCTCGCAAGGAATTCTTGAAGAAGTGGAGCAGGCTTCGGAATCTTCTCTACAAGACTCCTGAGTATCAGAGCTTCCTCAGAGAAGTTCGCATCCGGGCAAACTATATGTGTGTTCGGATGTGCGGTAGGAAGGGGAGACATGTCCATCACAAGGTCCGAGTCTACGACAATCCAGATCTCTCAGTAGATCCAGATAACGGAGAGTTCCTATGCATCTCTTGTCACAGGAAGGAACATAAGAAATGAATCCCTATGAACAGTTCCTTCAGAGAATCTTAGGTGCTGCACAGCCTCCTGCGCCAAGAGATATGACGATGACTCCCGCGCCACAAGGAGTTGGTGCGAATGCAATGAGTTATGAACTCTTCAATCAGCTTCCACAAATCTCTCAGATTCTCTCTTCAGGCGCAGGCTTCAACATAGCACAAGACCCTTTCGGAAATACTTTTCGCTCAGAAGGTTCTTTGCCTTGGAGGAATAACAATCCGGGAAATATCAAGGCAGGAAGCTTTGCAAAGAAGAGAGGTTCAGTAGGAGAATCTGCTGGCTTCGCCGTCTTTCCTACGCAAGAAGCTGGCATGAACGCTCTTCGGGAACTTCTCTTTCAACCAGATTCGAAGTATCGAAACATGAGTGTGACGAAGGCCATCTCAACCTTCGCTCCTCCGCAAGATAAGAATGACACTAGGAACTATCAGAAGTTCGTCACTTCTCTCGTGGGGACAAACAATCCCATCAGTAAACTGAACGATCAGCAGAAGGATGCTCTCTTGAATGCGATTCTTCGTATGGAAGGATTCTTCAAGGGAGGGCAGATTGAGATGGGTGGAAGACAGTGGAATCCGCCGACAAAGCCAAGGAGCATGCCATGAAGAAGGACGCACGTCTTGCGCGAGCGGGAGTCTCGGGATACAATAAGCCGAAGCGCACTCCGAATCATCCGAAGAAGTCTCACGTTGTCGTTGCGAAGGTTGGAGACACGGTAAAGACTATTCGCTTTGGGCAGCAAGGTGTAACAGGAGACAAGAAACCAACGAAGCGTCAAGCATCTTTCAAGGCCCGTCACGCAAAGAACATTGCGAAGGGTAAACTTTCCGCCGCCTACTGGGCAGACAAGGTGAAGTGGTAATGCCGAAAGCATTCTGGGATACTCCGAATCCAAAGAAGAAAAGCAAGAAGCTTTCTGCCACGCAGAAGAAGGCAGCAAAGGCTCGTGCAAATAAGGCTGGCCGGCCCTACCCGAATCTCATAGACAACGCAGCGGTCTCGCGGAAGAAGAAGTAAAGGAATGCCGTGATGTCTGCTGCACCGTAGCGTCTGCGCGAGCGAAGCGAGCGGACGCGAAGGTGCCCTCCCCGATCTCCCCGCGGAATGCCGGGATGCCTGCCGAAGACACACGGAACCCGCGGAAACACTTCCCGAACCGGCGCGGTTCACCGGACCCTGCCGCCCACACCGTAACTTGAGGACGCGCGCGATGGCTGCCTTGCAAGACGTTGATCTATCATACTACGCAATTCAAGATCAACAATGGTTTCGAGATGTCGTATCACAGATGTTCTGGCGTTGGTACGAAGCAAATCTTGATACAAAGGTTACTACAATCAAAATCTGGATCATAAAGAAGGATATCTTTGTTCGTGACCTTCGTAGCATCTTCGAACTACTCTTCGGCCCACAGCCCAATGGCACGACAACTTGATGTAGATCCAGAGATTTTATCCTCTCTTACTTCTTACGTCGCAGATGAACTTGTTAATCATCATGCTGAAAGAGGTAAGCTAGAGGATCGTTGGGTCAAAGAAGGTGAGGATTTCTGGGCAGAACCTATTCATAGCACTCCAGAACTTCCTGTAACCGGCTTTGCCTCTATCATCGTTCCTCTTACAGCCATTGCAGTAGAAGCCGTCCATGCACGAGACATGGGCCAACTCTTCGGGCTCAAGGAACTCGTTACCATCGACGTACAAGATACTGACCAAGCTGCAAAGCAAGGCCTAGAAAAGCTTTTTAATTCTGAACTTCTTAACAATCTAGAGTTCCGAAAGAAGGTTGAGTCTCCTCTTCTTCAGATGACCAAGAACGGCACAGCCGTTATGACTGTTGGTTATCGTGAAGTAAAGACTCATGTAGTAACCGATGCTAATGGGCAAGAGATTAAGGTTCCAGTTTATCGTCAAAAAGGAACCTTTATTGAAGGAATCGACATCAAAGATTTCTTCATGCCTTTCTACGCTCAAGAAGTAGATGAATCTCCTTGGGTTGGACATCGTTTTTCTATCTCTGAGTACACTCTTAAGCAGATGGTCGCAGCTTCTCAGCTTGCTCCAGATGCTTACGAGAAACTCAACGGATACTACATTGGTGTAACTATCGACGATAAGGTTCTCTCTAGCACAGAAGAACTTACTAACACTACACCAATCTATCCTTCCGAGATAGAACTTGTTCGCATTCTTCTTGATTTTGACGTAGATGGAAACGGCGAAGAGTCCTCAATCGAAGTTATCTTCCATGAGAATTCTCGCCAAATTCTTTCTCTTACTTACGCTGAGGAGCGTGATTATGAGAAGGGCGTCTACTTCCCAATGGAATACCGTTGGTACGGATACGGTATTGCTAAGCAGAACAATCAATTTCAAGAAGAAGTTACAGCACAGCACCGCCAACGTCTCGACAATGCTACTATTGCGAACATGGCGATGTTCAAAGTTAAGAAGGACGCTTCTTGGATTAAGGATGATGAACCTATCTTTCCCGGCAAGAAGTGGTTTGTAGAGGATATGGATGATATCCAGCCAATGTTTATTGGCGATGTCAAAGCCTCTGCATACAACAACGAAAACCAAGTAGTCATCTACTCTCAGCAGCGTACCGGAGTCAATGAATTGACTCTCGGCATGCCAAACATCGGAACTCCAGGAACTGCTTCCGATTCTCTCGCTCGTGTTCAAGAGTCTAATCGTAAGTTTGACTACACTTACAACAACAAAAAAGACTTCTTGAATCGTGTCGTACATCGCGCAGCAATGTCCATCTTTAAGTATGGACCAACTCAGCGTGATGTCTTCCGTTATCTTCCTAATCCTATTGACGTAGAGATTTTCTTTAGGAAGAACATCGAAGAGCTTCGTAATAAGTTAGTATTCAACATCCAACTCGCTGGCGCAAAGAATAACAAGGTTCTTGATCGTAATACCTACACGCAACTCGCAGGAATGCAGACTCAATACTGGACTCAAATTATGGCACTGGCTCAACAAGTCGGTGATCCTAACATGGTCCAAGAAGTTGCTAAGGCTGCAATGCGAGCTTCCGATCAAATCAATCTTGAGATCCTTCGTGCTTTCGACATTCCTAACCCTGAAAAGTTGATCTTTAATTTTGATGCCTATCGACCGCCCGCGATTCCTCCCAGCCTACCCGGACAAGCTCCAACAGCACCTCAAGGAGTTAATGCAGCTCCCGGCGGCGGAATCACTTCTGTTGTTGCTCCAAACGCTCGAATCGAAGCAGCTAACGTCACTGCGCAGAGCGGACTTCCCATTGCCGGCTTACCACTTGCAGGGTAAGTTGGATATCCTAGAAGAACTGCAAGCAACTTTAATTGAGGCAAAGCAACATGGACGCAGAGCAGAATCTTGAACAAAACGTTCAAGCCACACCTGAAACGGATCAGAGCGCACATATTGACGATTCTGTTGCTTCGACACAGATTGCAGAGCAGAGTCCCCCAGTACAACCTGAACTTGATTGGCGAGCCTTGTACGCTCAATCAGTTCGGGAGCGCCAGATGCGCGAGGCAGAGCTTGAACAGCTTCGTCAGCAGCAGTATCAGCCAAAGGAAGATCTCTCGGTTTCTGATGCGGATATTGAGAAGCTTGGAACTGTAGAGACTATTGGACGTATCGTCCGCAAGCAGCTTCAGGAAACTTTGGGTGATGTTGGTGAGATCTCTCGTGACTTCAAGCGTCAGAAGCAGATGGATTCTGCTGAACTTCAGTTCTTTCAGCAATTCCCCCATCTCGCACAGTACCGAGACGTTCTCTCTTCAACCATTCGTGGACAGCTTCAGACTGCTCCAAGCGTCGATGCCAGCACTTACGCAACGCAGGCATTTGCTACGATTGGTTACTATACTGCAATGAACGCAGCCAATCCTCCTCAGCAGGCTCCAGTGAATTCTGCTCCTCCGCGTCAAGCACCACCCACTTCTCGCGTTAACGGTGCTCCTGCTCCAGTTCGTAATGCTCCGAAGCTTTCCGAAATGGAGCGCACCGCAATGCGTAAGGCTGGATATGATCCTAACAAGGCAACAGACATTGATGCCTTCTTCGCTATTGTGAACAACGACGAGGGCATTTCTGTATGAGCAAGGATACTGTTCCGCCGCCGACTGTTCAGCCTACTGAGAAGGAGATTCTTGAATACAAGCGTCGCCTTTTCGAAACGGCTGATCGTTCTTTCGTAAATGATCGACTCAACGTTCCACTTCCAAATCATCTTCATGGTGAATGGGTTGGCGTTGATGACTTCTCTCAGTTTCACGCCCAAGCAAAGGGCTATGTTGATGGTTCTGAGTATCTTCAGGAGCACAACAAACTGCATGAGCGTCCCGATGGTTCTACTGTTGGTGACGTAAAGTTTATGGTTATACCTAAGTGGAAGTATGATGCACAGCAGGAACAAGCTAAGATCATGGCCGAGCGTCAGAGCGGTATTAATTCAGATACTGCAAACGAACAGTACAAGGCTTACGCTGCAAAGCTTGGGCTTGGCGTTGAATCTGATCGTTCAGTTGGTCGAAGCATCTCAGGCGCAGAACTACAAGCTCACATTCCGAGGTAAAAAGAAATGGCTCTCCCGATTCGTCCCGCATTCGCTGATACCAGCGGGACTCCGGCGACGAAGCACTATACTCTTGCTGCGGCTCAAACCCAGAAGATTGGTGCTCCGATGAAGTTTACCAGCGGTACGCTTATCGAGGCTTCGTCTGCTGCTGATGCAGCGACTGGTCTTGCTGGCATTGCTGGTGCAGTCAATCAGTCCGCTTTCGGTTTCGATGCTGGTGACTCCCCGACTACTGTGACGGGCCGCGCCAACACCATTCCGATCTTCCCAGCGAATCGCAACACGACCTTCTACGGTCAGATTTCCACTGGTACGTCGGCAATCGTTGCTCCTGCCACTACTGACATTGGCGTTGCTTACGGCCTTGTCAAGCAGTCGGATGGTTACTGGACTGTGAATCGTTCCGACACCACCAACGTTGCTGTCGTCGTCACGGGTATTGATGACACGCTCTATGGTACGGGCGTTGTTCTCTTCAAGATCCGTAACGCTTCCGCTGCCGCTCTCTAATCTATAGGGTGAGATAGAACAATGTCGATGATTCAACAGCATCGCCTTCTTGCACGTCCGGGACTGCGAAAGGATTTCCAGGACACGATCAAGAAGTTCCCCTTGACGTACAATCAGTACCTCAAGGAAGGCTCGCATGACATGCCGGAAATTTCCGCGACTACTCTTGTTGGTCCGAATCGTCTGATTCAGTCGCGTGAAATGGAGCCGGTTGTTTATCAGGAAGTTGTGTCTGGCCCCAAGGTCATGGCTGTGGACAAGACCTATAAGGCTGGTTACTTCCTCTCCAAGGAAGCGATTGATGACGATCAGTATGGCAAGCTGAATCAGGGTGCCAAGTGGCTCGCTGAAGCTGCCATGTATACGAAGGAGTATGCGTCTGTTGCTCTTGTAAACGATGCCTTCAGCGGCACAAACTTCAAGGGCATGGACAATCTCTCCCTCCTCAACACTGCTCACACGCTCATCAACAGCACGAGCACTGTTGCGAACATGCCTTCTACGGCTGTCTCGCTCTCCGTTGCTGGCTTCACTGCGCTTATGGATCTTTCGCGCAAGTGCAAGAATGAGAATGGTGATCCGATGATGGTTATGCCGAACACCCTCATGATCGCTAACGATCAGGGTCAGGTGAACAAGGCGTACCAGATTCTTGAGTCGAGCCTTGAGCCGTTCACGGCGAACAATCAGGACAACCCGATTCGTCGTAACTTCAAGCCGTCCAAGGTTATCGTCAATCCGTACATGACGAACCTGTTCCACTACTTCATTGTTGACAGCGAGATCAACGACGCGCACTTCCTGAATCGTGAGGCTATCACGATGACGGATTGGTACGACAACGAGGTTGACGCTGCGAAGGTGAAGGCTCGTGGACGTTGGATTATCTGGTTCTACAACTGGCGTGGCTGGTACGGCACTAACCCGAGCGCGTAATCATGCAGACTCCTACTGGATTTTCTTGGGTCAACATCCGTGGGAGTTCTGACGAGAATGCTAGCAATGCTGTCGGCGGCATCGTACACCTCTTCACTGCTTCGAGCACTACGCTTCTGGTTGGTGATGCGGTGTACCTTGCCGGTGTCGGCATTGTAGACAAGTCCGCTACGGCAGCTAACTACGTTGGCTTCGTAGGATTCGTTGTCGGTGGTGATTCTAATGGTGATCGTACTGACGATCCTGTTGGCACCACTGCTGCAACGAGCGGACAGAAGGTTCTCGTGCAGATCTCCGGTGTTGCGCGTGGTATCGTTGGTGCTTCTGGCTTCACGGCTGGTACGAACTTTAATGCAGTGCCGTCTGCTGCTACTGCTGGCCGTATCATTCCTGGCACTACTGCTGACCAGCGCCTTGGCGTAGTTCTTTCTACGCAAGCTTCTGCTGGTGGCGAAGTCAAGATTCTCATCAAGCAATTCTAATCTCAGACCATGCGCATCCCTCTAATTGTAGCATCGCGCCCATCTGAGGAAACTAGCTTTCCTCGTGTAACTCTTCGTTCGGGTCGTTGGAAATTCACTTCCGACCAGACTGACTCTGAACTTTGTGTTAAGACTCCTACCCAAACTATAGGGTTACACGAGGAATTAGTGCTGCTTGAGAAATCTCAAGTCTCAATCGTCTGCACCAAACGTGGCTCTGAATCTTCCATCACGGTGTACGCATGCCTTTGTCCTTAGCGATTCTTCGCCAAGATCTTCGAACTCATCTTGGCATGGATGATCTAGATCTACCAGACAGTGACGCAGATCGTTTGCTGAATCGCTCGTGGTGGACTATTTCATCCCAACTTCGATTCTACGAAAGAGACGCGACATATTCTTTCGTCACTGTAGCAGGAACAGATACTTATCCTCTTCCGACTGACTCTGATGTAATACAACGAGTTGTCTTGCAGCAAGCAGGAGAGGATGCATGGGAACCTCTTTCGAACATCTCTGATTGGAATATGTTCGATTTAAAGGATTCCTCTTTGGAAGAAAGACCAACTCATTATTCTATAAGAGGATCTAGCTTCATCCTATGGCCTAACCCCGATGACGTGTATGATGTAGAAGTAAAGTATCTTCGTACACTTGCAGACATCCAAGCCTCTGGACCTGATGCTCCTCAAGAATGGCATGAAGTCATCCTTTGGGGTGCCATTAGCCGGGGCTTTTTTGCTAGGGGTGACTGGAATCGTGGCACCGCAGCACAGAATCAACAAGCTCTCTTCTTGCAAACCTTGGATACACAAGAGACCAAGAACCAAGAAGATCACATCTACAGCGGCCTTAGAGTTGTTCGTCGGAGGTATCCGTAATGCCTTACATTTATAACGATGGCGTAAATACATCAAAGCCTGCTGGTACTGACACGGCGAACGTTGACGATGATATGCGCGCAATTAAGCTCGCATACAACGAGCGATTCAATGATGTCTTTGGTGTAAACTGGGCTGTTGATGATCCCATCCGTCCTACGAAGATTGGTCCTTCAGTTACTATCCAAGGTTCACAGCTTGGTACGCCAATCTATGATGCTGGTAACTCTGGCACCTCCAAGACTATTAACTGGAATGATGGCGACCAGCAGAAGGTAACTCTTACTGGAAACGTCACGTTTGCTTTTTCTAACACTGTTGCTGGTCGTACATATCTTCTGTATCTAGTACAGGATGCAACTGGTGGGCGCACTTGCACTTTCCCAACTTCTGCTCCTGCTGTTCGCATTTCTTTTAATACTAACTTTGGTACGCCTACTCTCGGTACGGCAGCAAATACTCTTACTATTATTTCGCTCACCGCTTACACTTCTGGCATCCTAGTGGCGTCGGCTGTTGCGACGGGCGTCAATGCTGTATAACAGATCTTTTGAAGGGAACAGATTTAAAGTATTTATTAATACTACAACCTCAAACCTTTTTACTACCTTTACTATCCCAGCCGGAGTTACTTCAATCATTGTTACTATGGTTGGAGCAGGCGGCGGCGGAGGAATAGGATTTACTTCTTATGGAGGTGGAGGTGGTGGTAGTGGAGGAGCTTTAAAAGTTAAAGCTACTGTAACTCCGGGTGATATTTATAATATATCTGTTCCTCTTGGAGGTAAAGGAGAGAATGGTTATACAACTACTCCAACTGGAAATACTGGTCTTTATCCACAAGCTTCTTTCTTTGATAGTGCCGTAGCTTATTCTGGAGTTAACGGACAGATTGGAGACGGGTTCTATCCTGGAAATGGTGGAACTGGAGGTTCTTACTTTGCTTCTCCTTTTTGGACCGTTCTAGATTTTGCAAACGGAAACAATGGAGCTTCTGCTGGACTTACTTCTGGCGGCAATGGTGGAGCCTTCAGTACGTTCTATGGAATAGCAGGAACTTTTGGCCCCGGTGATACCACTGGAAGTGCAACACAAGTTGCTATGTCTGCCAGTGGCTTCGGTGCTGGAGGTGGAGGTTCTTATAATAGAACAACCGGCGTTGACGATACGGCAGGCTCAGGCGCAAACGGATATCTTGTCATTACATGGTGACGCATGGCTACAGAGACTTCCACTTGGGAATTACTAAAAACAGTTATCGAAGTAGCTGTCATTCCTTTTGGCCTGTGGACTGTTAAGACTCTGCATCTTGCTCTGCAAGAACTCCGAACTCTTCGTACAGTTCTCATAGGCGTAGATGGTAAGAATGGAATGCGGTCCCGTCTTCGACGACTCGAAAAGCGAGTAGAGTTTCTTACACTTCAGCAAGCTGCTCGTCATGGCGAGAGCATTGATCTTCCAGATGACGATGAGGATTGAATATGTTTAGTACAGTTTATCCTCTCATCTTAAGAGAAGAAGGTGGTTACGTTAACGATCCGGCTGACTCTGGCGGAGCTACGAATCGCGGAGTCACGCAAGAAAACTATGATCGTTTTCGAGACAGCATGAATCATGCTCGTCGTCCAGTACGATATCTGACTCTCGCAGAAACTGAAACTATCTACGAAAAATACTGGAAAGATTGCAACGCAGATCAGATGCCAACAGGCATCAATATCATGCACTTTGACTTTGCAGTCAACGCAGGAATTCGAAGGGCAGCAATCACGTTGCAACGTTGTCTTGGCGTACAAGACGATGGCGTTATCGGTCCAAAGACTCTAGCCGCAGTAGCAGAGAAAAATGGCGAATCTCTTATCAAAGCCTATGCAGAGTCTCGCAGGGGCTTCTACAGAAGTCTCGCAGAGCGGCGTCCAAAGGATAGAAAGTTCCTTAATGGGTGGCTTCTCAGAACAAACCGAGTTGAGAAGAAATCTATCGACGCCTACCGGGGATCAACTCCGGATAGCGGACTCCGTTCGGTTTGAAGGGACAGTAGTCTTTGCAGAACTTCCTGAGCAGCCCATCGAAGAAGTAGAAGTTGGAGAGCTTACTCCTAACGTCTTGAATATTACAAGGCTTCACTTTAGTAATACTACTAAGACCGTCTTGACAAACTTTTTAAATGGGCAAGAAGGACAAGAGATTATTCTTCTTGGTGAAGGTTATACTGAAGTAGCTAATAACGCAAACATCGTAAATCATTCAGCCTCAGATGTAAAGCTCACTAACGGTGCAGCACATAAGTGGTGCTACATGCTTGGGAAATGGAGACAAGTCTTGTGACTAAGTACAAGCTTCCCGTACAACAATTCGAGTCTCCCATCGAGCAACCTCTTACAGAGGCTCGTATCACGGGAGGCATGAACTCTTATATAGATCCTGCTGATATTCCTGCATCCCAAGCTACTATCCTGGCTAACGGTAGAACTACTGCTGACTTTACTCAACGCGCATCTGGAGTAGCTGTACTAGCTGGTACTCCTCCTGATACAAAGCCAGTCTTGATGTACACACAGTGGAATCGTTTCGACGGGACCACGCTCACATTGCGCTTTTCAGAAGATCGTGTAGATAAGTATTCAGCCGGTGTATATACCAACATCACAGGTACACTAAACGGAACAGCCAAGGATGGTATTCGTTTCGTACAGACTGCTGATGCTACTACTGATTACTTTATCTTCACTAATAATGGCGCCGACAAGATTCAGATCATCAACAATCTTGGAACAAGCTTTGGAGCGCTGAGCGCCTCTACTACGATCAATACAAAGTATAAGTACATCTGTGCTTTCTTCAATCGTATCGTAGCTGCTAATAGAGTTACTTCTGCTGCTTCTCCTGTTTCAGCGGCAAACCCTGTACTAATCGCGTGGTCTGGCGATTTCAATTTTACACAATGGGACCCAGCGATAGATATATCAGCGGGCAACACACCCCTTGTGGAAGCCCAATCAGATTACGCGGACCCCATCACTGGGCTATTTGGCTTCGCGTCGGTGATGCTGATTCTACGAGAACGTTCTTTGTGGACTGCGACCAAGAGGCCTGTTGCCTCCAATCCGTTTGCTTTCCAAGCGGCGTTCCCTTATGTGGGTTGCGACACGCCAAGCTCGGCAGTTCAGACGAGGAATGGTATTGTTTGGTATGACTATCGAACAAACCAAGTATACTCTTATGAAGTAGGCGCTTCTCCAACTCCCATTGGAGACCCAATCAAGAACACTCTTTTTAATGCGATCACTGATAGAGATCTTGTCTGGGGTTCTTTCGATCCAGTTGATAATACATACTACCTAACTATTCCAAGCACAACTAGTACGAACTCTCGAATCTTTCTCTTTAACTTCAATACTGGTTCTTGGTCATATGATGATCGAGTGAAAGCTTACGGAGTCTATCCTCTTGATGGTGGACCCGGACGCTTGAATTATGATCAATTAACAGGAACATACGATCAGCTTACTGCTGCTGTTGCAGATTACAATGCTATCGGTGTGACTGCTGCTTCTCCTCCTGTTAACTACATCGGATACTCTGATGGTGTTCTGAAGTACGAGGTAGAAGCCGATACTGGTTCTGAAGAATTCAACTGGACATCTAAAGTATATAGGCTTCCTTCTGGAGATCAGATGATTGCAAGGCTCATGATTCTCTTTGAGCCTCTCCGTAGCGGAGCCATGACAGTGCAATATAAGAAGAATAATGGAAACTGGACAACCTATCGAACAGTTTCTTTTACTGGTGTAGATGGCCGCACTCGTCAATATTTCACGAAGCTTGTAAGAGCTAATGAATATCAGTGGAGAATCACTTCTTCTACTGGAGACTTCAAGCTTCTTGAATACAAGATAGACATCTCTGTGTCCCCCGAGGACAAGTCACAATGAGCGTAACCCTGAAAACTACTTGCAAGGAACCCGAAGGAGACATCGAACGCACCGTCTGGCAGTTCAAGTTCACTCGGGAAAACACCGTAAGGTTGTACGAAGTAGCAAAGCAATTTCCTGTTTTGTTCGGTAGGCCTCTGAATAACATAGAAGACTTTACTTCTTACTTTATCGTACAGAATCTTTCTGGCGATGCAGAGCCTACTGGACTAATCTGGATTATAGATGATTTCAAAGGTATGTTTCATCTCAACGAAATTTCTGACACAGAAGCAACAGTACATTATTCTTTCTTTGATCGTAGACATAAAGGACGAGAGCCACTCGTCAGAGCTATGGTGAAGAAAGTATTCGATGAATATAAGTTTGTTCGCCTTAACGCTTACGTTCCAGCCTATGCTGGTCTACGAGTTCGTATGTTTGTTGAGCGTTGTGGATTCAAGGTAGAGGGGCGTAAGCGTAACGCTTCGTGGTGGAAGGATCGTTGGTTCGATACATACCTATACGGAATACTTCCAGAGGATTTAAAAGATGGGAGCGAAAACTAAGACGGTAGGAGGAACGCCAACTAGTCCTGTTGCACAAGGTTGGAATCAGTTTCTTGGTTCACAGCTTTTTGGACAGGCTCCTCCGGGTGTGAATCCGGGGCAGTGGCAGCAACTCCAAGCTGGTGGTGCTGGTGCTATTGGTGCAGGACAGCCTCAGGGATCACAGGGGTTTGGAGTCAATCCTTATGATTGGCAGAAAGTTCAAGCTGCTGGTGCTTCTGGGGCTCCGGGAGGTCCGCTTACGCCATTCATGAATATGGCGCAAAGCAATGCACAACAGCCTTTCCAGCAACAGCAAGGATTCCAGCAAGCTTTTCAAGGGATGCTTGGCGGAAATGTTCAGGATATTTCTGGTGCTGGCGGAGCACTCCAGAACTTCTTTCAGAACTTTCAGCCACAGCAACTGAATACAAATTTTGCTAATCCTTATACTTCTCAGACGTTCTTTGATCCTACTCTGAGTAACCTTCCGACTAACTTCGGACAGGGCCAGACTGGAATGGCTGATATTTCTCGGTATCAAGACCCTGCTGCTTCGAGCCAGTTTGATGTCACTACGCCAATTTCAGGTGGTCAGTTTGAAGACATGCTTGCTAATCTGATTCAGGATGGGCAAAGCATGCAGGCTGAACGTGGATTTGAAGCTGCGCAGATGCAGCCTGGAGTTCAGCTTGGGCAAGCTGCACAGATTGATACTTCAAATCCCTTGGTGGCCGCACAGCTTGAAGGTGTTCGTCGCGCACAGAATATTGCTAATGCAGATCTTCGCGCGCGCTTCGGAGCAGAAGGTGCTGGGGCTTTGGGAACCGGAGCGCAGTTTGCTGAAGCACAACTTGCTGCCGAACTTGCACCTCGCCAAGCTGCAATCGTACAGCAAGCTGTACAACAGCAGCAACAGCAAGATCTTGCAGAGCGTCAGGCTCAAGCACAGACAGGTCTTGCCGGTCGTGGACAAGATGTGCAGACTGCTCTTGCGAATATGCAAGGACAACTTCAGGGTGCGCAGAATGTTAATCAGTTCAACACTGCGAATCTTGGAAATCTTTTGCAAGCAGCGACCGCTGGGCGCGGACAGACTTTGCAAACTGGTCTTGGTCAGATGGGTCTGGGCTTACAGCAGTCGCAGTTTAATGCTGGACAGCTTAACAACATGACGCAAGCTCAGATGAATGCTGCGTTGCAGAATCAGCAGATGGGAAATCAGTTTGGTCTTGGTGCTGCTGGGCTGAATCTGCAAGCTGGACAGTATAACAATGCGAATCAGCTTCAGCGCGCAGGAATGCGGAACCAGTTTAATCTTGGTAACGCACAGAATCAAGCACAGTTTGGACTCGGAACTAATCAGTTGAATGCAAATCAGCAGCAAGCTATGAATAACTTTTTTGCTAATATGACTGGGCAGGGCTTGAATCTGAATCAGATTGGTAACGCGAATACTCTTGCTGCGCTTGGTCAGTTGTTCGGTAGCTTCCAACAAGCTAACGCGCTTGGTACTCCGCAAGCTCAGGTTATTCAGCAGCCTTCTGCATTTGGACAACTTGCAAATGCTGGCCTACAGCTTGGCTCTGCATATTTGGGTGGCGGTGGTACGTTTGGTAAAATTGGTCGTGGACTCGCCGGATTGTTCGGACGTGGTGGCGGACAGTCTGCACAACTTCCTATACCGATTGGTGGTCAGGCGTTGCCGGGATCTTTTGGAAACTTTGGCCTTGGAAATCCCAACCTTCCAGTTCTTCGTAGTGGATTTGGAGGATAAGACATGACCATTCCATATCTTCCCGGTTGGTGGGATGAGATCTCTCGAAGTGCAACGAGCTTCGCATCTCAGCTTCCTCAAGTTCTCCAACCAGATGCAGTAGCTCAAAAGCGTCTTCAGGATATGCTCGCACAGAATCCTATGCTTCTCAGCCAGATTGAGAACATGACTCCAGAAGCTAGGATGGCTATGGAGCAGACTCTCGGATTTAGAAAGCAGACTCCTTTGCGTAACCTTCCAGTTGGTCCTGAGCTTGCTGCAAGACAAGAGGAACAGGATTTCTTGAAGGGTCTTACTCCGCAGCAACGAAAGATTCGTCTTGCTACGCGAGTTGGCACGAAGACTGAAGAGCAACTCACGAGAGAAGATCAACTCTTTCAGCAGAATCTTGAGTCTGGAAAGCTTCAACTTGAAGCTCTTCGTGCTGATGATAAGACTCGTAAGCGCATTGAGGCAAATCTTGATAAGGCTATTCAAAAGTATCCTACTCTTGGAGAAGCAAACATCAAGACTACTCTCAATGATTATATTCGCAAAGGAACTCCGATTGATCCTGACTTCATGACGGTAGTTCAGGCTGATCCCGGCGCAAAACAACTCTTTGATATTGCATATCAGCTTGAGCTTACAAAGTATAAGAACGAACTCGATGCAAAGCTTGCTCGCGCTCGTAGTCCGGGTGACGAGATGCAGCTTCTCAAGGTTCTTACCGAGATGGGCAATCAGCTCAATGACCAGCAAGGTAAGATTCTTCTTCAGATGAAG